TCAATGAACGGTATCGAGCAGCTTTAACAGCTCAGGGAATCGGGATTCGAAGAAGTGTGGCTGCGTCTCGCGCGGATTTGCCGGACTGGTGATGTTCTTGCCGAACATGCAGCCTTTCGCCGTCAGCGACCAGAATTTTTTGATGTTATTAATCTCGGTACGGCTGTATCGTTCACGTTGTTCAACGATCCCCAGCTTCGCCATCTGGTGATATGCCTGATTAGCTGTCAGGCGGATACCATACTGCTTCAGCAGTGCACTCAGTGACAGCGTGGGGCGGCTTGAGCCATCAGGCGCGTCAGCAGGAGCATCAATGGCATAGCGCGGTGCCAGATTCGGTAAGCCAACAGCCTCCTGGAGTTTCTGACAGGCACCAAGCACTGAAGAGTTAGACAGATTTAATTCCCGGCGCATAAAGTCCAGCAGAATCACACCAGCCTGCATCTTGTCAGCAGCCTGCCCGGATAATTTTTCCGGTACGCTGGTTACCATATCGAAAGTACGGATCACCTTAAGATGGAATGACGGGCTTATCCACATTGCATAGGCATACACCAGTTCTTTGCAGACATACGTCCCCTGGTTATTTCCGCCACGAATAACGTTAACTGGCTCTATATTGACCGAGTTGCAAATCTGCAACTCGCTTATTAAATGTTCAGTTTGCTCATTGCGGAGCCAGAATGCAGGCTTATGCTTATCCAGAGAACCGGCAGCCCTGTGAAGATCGTTCAGGCTGTAACGACCATAAGCATCACGACGAACTTCAATACCATCAATGACCATCAGATTATTCATACTTCGTTTCTCCTCTTAATCAGGCGGCTGCACCCGCCGGTTTCTCATACTTACTGATAGTGATCTCGACCTTCCCTTTCGGGATAACCGGTCCCCACTCAACCAGCATTCTTTTCACCTGACTGTCGTCCTCCCACACACCCGCGTGGGTCAGGGCGTCAAACAGCGCCTTGTTATAGTTGTCCAGATCGCGGATCCGGTTATCCGGAGGAAACAACACGATCTCCACTGAAGCAGGTGCCGACGTTGGTTTTGGCAGACGACGTAACTGCTCAACTATTGCTGCACACGCCGCGCTCTGGAATTTTCGCCCCGCCGCGCTTATCAGGCTCTTACCTGCAAACGCCCCTTTGTTGGGGTGTCGCCAGTACGTGTTCACGCTGGGCGGAAAAGGCAGGATCAGCTTCATACTTTCAGGCCTCTCTCATGTAACCAGTGGGTTGCACGCAGCCTTGCGTTTTCCTCACCGGCAAGCAGTGAGCGGATAATCCCGACCGCCTCGCTGTCGTCGTCCTTCACCGCGGTATGAAGCGTTATCCCCCGGGCCACGCCACGCTTTATCGTGATGACGCCTTTTTTCTCCAGTGCGCGAAGATGCTCCACCGCTGCATTCACTGAACGGTATCCCAGCATGGTTGCCACCTCCTGATTGGTTGGCGGGAAGCCACGTTCTTTCTGGTAAGAAATCAGCATATCCAGCACCTGCTGCTGGCATTGAGTTAATGTCGTCATGCCGCCATCTCCCTGACCAGTTTTTCCGCCTGCTGGCGAACCTGCGCCAGAAAGGCCTCACCACATGCCTCAAGTTCATCGCGCCCGATGTAGCTGATTGCCGGTCCCTTCCAGGTCTTGTCGAAAACAGCAATAGCACCAGCGAAGAAAGCGCCTGTCGGCACCTGCTTCTCGTCCTTCGGGATAAACCAGGCTGGCAGTTCAAAACCAATACGCCCGCGAATAAAAGCAATATGGTCTGCATCTTCCGGCCACCAAACTTCGCTGGTGGCAGCTTTGATCAGGAAAACATAGCGCCCGCCTTTATCACGCATAGCACTGGCATGTTTCATGATGTAACGCATGCCGGTGATGTATTGCCCCTCATGCTGACTCGCGCGGCTGTACGGGGGATTACCAAAGGCAGCACCTTTAAGCTCCGCAAGACGTTCTGACCAGTCATGCGCCAGCGCGTTGTCTTCCGCAGTGTAATAAGCGGCACATTTGGCGTTATCACCATCAGTAAACAGATCCAGAACAAACGGGCCAAACAGGGTGTTAATTCCCCAGAAAATGTTGTCCGGCGTGCGCCACTGATCGCCCACTTCCTTCAGTTCATGGGCTGGTTTGTTCCGCAGCTCCACCAGCGCCTGGCAATATTTATTACTCATTAAGCCCCCACGTAATTCCCTGACAGATACCACTCTTCACCCGATGCAGCGCGCTTGCTGCTTTTCCGTAAGCACCGCTCACGATGCGCCAGAAAATTGTTTCGTTCTGGCTGGGAGTGGCTTTCACGGAATGCCTCCATCCACACCGTTGCAGCTCGACGGAATAAGCCCCTGGACTCCAGTTCTTCAGCCAGGCGGGTCAGGCACAAAATCACCCGGGGGTCGTTAGTGCCGACATAGAAATTGCGCACAGGTCTGGTTTCACGAACAGATTGTGGTTCCGGCTCCTGCGCTCTCTCAGTCAGGCGCGGGAAATGTCTGCGTGTATCTCCTTCACAACGGTGAGCCACACGCCCACTCTGACGTAACTTGCTTGCTGACTGCAGAACGCGCTGCCGTGAGTAACCAGCAAAAGCATCCGCAATGTCTCCAGAAGTACACCCCGGATGGGCTTCAATGAATTTCTGAACTTCATTCAAAAGACTCATAATCACCCCCTGAATCCTGCCGGGATCTGGCTGTAGTCCACGTTGTCGTAACTGGCTTTGAAGTACGGGTCCTCGCGTCTGGCTGCAGATACTGCAGGAACTTCCCAGGATTCTTCGAAATGACGATCCGGACCAAAGAACGTGACAGCCTGTTTCACAAATTGTGTGCCGCTGTTACCCATCGCAGATACCCAGCCCGCGTAGCGTTTCACACCTTCCAGCATGGTTTCGGGGTTTACCCCCTCATTCAAACGGGCTTTCCAGGCTTTGAAGGCTGCAGATTTTGAATTGCCACCAGCACGTTTGGGATAGGCCAGCCATGCCTGCTCAAACTCCGGAGAGTATTCCGGTCGGTTTGAACGAACTCGCACAGACTCATCAGCAGATGCACCAACAGCTATTGGTTCATTGACTGGTTCTTTGACTGGTTCAAAAGAGTGACTGGTTCTGGGTGAATCTCCTGCACTACCCCCTGGTGCAACTCCTGCACTACCTGGTGAATTTGCTGCACCAGATAGTGAATTATTTGCACTACCCCCTAGTGAATCTCCTGCACCATCAAGATGAAGGAGATAGATATTACTTGAGTTACCTTTTTCACCTTTCCGGGTGACTTTTTTTACCAGCCCGGACTCACAAAGGGCCGCAATATGATTCATCACAGAACGTTTGCTAATCTCGCACTGGTCAGCAATATGCTGGTAGCTGGGCCAGCACTCACCCTGATCGCTGGCATTATCAGCCAGCTTGATCAGAACCAGTTTTCGCAATGGATTACCCACTCGAATTTTCATCGCTTTAACCATCAGCTCCATACTCATGCTGCACCTCCGAGATGCTTCATGTTTTTTCCGGAGCGAAAGGCTATAAGCGGCATACTGACGCGGTAATTACGGCCCAGCGGTTCACAAATCACCTTCTGACATTCACGGTCAACCAGGCTAACACGTAGAACATGCCCTGCAGGCGTGGTGTACCACTGACCCGGACGAGGACAACGGAAAGTCTGATTGGTAAAACGTTTGAAAATATTCCGGATCATTTGCGCCCCCTTACCTCTGAAGGGTTCAGCGACAAATTTATGAGGCAGGCCAGCGCCGAAGCATCATTAATATAGTCATATAAGCTAACAGCCAGCGGAGATTCGGCTTTTGCCAACATAGGATAAAGCTGCTGCAGCCAGACCTGATGAATTGATGAAATGTAGGAACAGAGAACGCTGGCGTTATGTGCAACGTCGCTCGGTACAGCGGGCTTTGAAAGCTGTTTCTCCATCTGGTTAAAGGCATTGATGTATGCCTCTTTGAACTGGGCAGCACGTTTACCCGTGAAACCCATAGCAAGAAACGCAAAGCCGTCGCGGGTTATTTGATAGCAAGGTAGTTTGCGGCCTGTGCAATCGGTGTAATCACTCACCGAAAAATTGCGGGCAGTGAATGATGCGGAACATTCAAGCGTGCGGATCTTTTTCAGTACATCGTCATGACGTTTGGAGAAGAAGTTGGCAACAGCCAGGGATGAAGTAACAGCCTGACCATCAACGATGGCAATTTCAGGTTGAGTGAGGGTTGGGATCGTAGCCATGATGGCAGCCTCTTTGGTGATTTTTAATAACTCACCACCAAGGCTTTCCACGACCTTATTGGTGGTGAGACGTACAGGGGTGGAAATACCGGTCACCAAAGAACCCGGCCCAACCGAAGTTGGCCCTGCACGCCCCACCATAATTTGGGCGTAATGCTGCTCATGACACAAAAAAACCGCAAGAGCGCGGTTGTGCGCTTTGGTGAATTCCGGGTTTCCACGCCCGGCACCCGCTTTATAAGGTGCCTGAACAGTGTAACGTCCCGGAATGGCAGAATCAATGTGCTGGTGGTCCTTCACACTCAACAAAATCACGCCTGAATTTCCACAAAGGACTAAAGCACTCATGCGGGTAGTCTTTGCGAAGATAGATAACGCGCTGTGTTTCTGGCTCCCAACGAATAACATGAACATAAAGTCCTCTTCCGTCACGAAACCAGCGGTTAAGTTCCTGCACAACTCGCCCCCCACAGTCAGGTAAAGTTCTCTGTGGTTACTTACAGCCAGGTGATTTGGTAATCTGCATTCATGCCGTAACAACAGGTGTGCAGCGACACTGACCACCAGCTGTTGCGACAAACGGTTATTTGCCGTTAAACTGTTCATGCGTTAGTTTCTCCACAGACACAAAACGCCACGACGCCCGGAGCTGCACACTCGCGGGCGTCACTCTTTTCTGGAGCGCAGAAAATTTTGTAGACCAGTGCCGCATGCTCCTGGAGCTTCGAAATTGACAGATACAATTCATCATTAATTGCTGTCTGCTCGTGTGGCTCCACTACCCCATCTTCGATTGCCGAACGAATCTGCTTTGAGTAACTCCCGATCTGTTCGATGACTTCCAGCAGGCGCTGGTTTATATCTGCGTTCTCTACTTCCTCAATTTCAGGAAGCGATACAAACACCCCACCAGCAGACTGTGCGACAGCATCCGCAATGTAGTGAGTGCCAGCAGCACGCTGTAAAATCATTGCCCATCCCAGCGGGAAAATCTGATCGCCATCTGCACGAAGGCGGTTGAATAAAGCGTTCTCTGTTACATCCAGCCACTCAGCAGCTTCAGCGTAACCCCCCGGCAACGCCGCGATAGTTTTTCTGACAGCTTTCACGTACCACTCAGGCTGTTTTTCCACTTTCCAGTGATGATTACCCACGGCTTACCTCCTGTTCCTGTGGTTTAAACCCATTCTGGTTTTGGCTAGATTGAAAACGTGCCGGATAAAGAATCTGCATTTCGCTGATTTCACCCTTAAAAAAATTGGCCAGACGTTCTGCAAGATCGATAGATGGAATTTGTTCCAGTCTTTCAATACGACTCAGCGTCGCTGGATTGACCTGAACGCCAGCAGCAACATGCTGCAAAGTAAATCCGTGCGCCTTACGCACATTCCGTAATGGTGATTGCATATGACCTCCACATATTGCGTGATGAGCATATTATTTCACGCAAATATTTTGCGCAAGTTGATTTGCTTAACGCGCAATAAAGAAATGTAATAAACGCATGAACATAGGAAACCGAGTCAGACAACTTCGCCAGGCGAAGAACATGAAAATCGCCGATCTCGCTGAAGCAATAGGAGTGGATGCGGCGAATATCTCACGCCTGGAAACAGGTAAGCAGAAACAATTCACTGAACAAGCCCTGAGTAATATTGCCAGGAGCTTAGGTGTTGATATTGCTGATCTCTTTACCTCAGACTTCAAAAGTAATACTGTATGTAAAAACAGTATTAGTGAGGATGTTGCGCAGGTGAAGGATGTATTCCGTATTGAAATGCTGGATGTCAGTGCCAGTGCGGGAAATGGCCTTATCCAGGGCGGTGATGTCATTGATGTGATTCATGCCATTGAATACAGAACTGATAATGCTGTATCGATGTTTGGCGGACGGCCAGCCAATCACATTAAAGTTATCAACGTTCGTGGGGACAGTATGTGTCCAACCATTGAGCCAGGAGATCTCATCTTCGTTGATGTCAGTATCAATCAGTTTGATGGAGATGGTATCTATGTATTTGGTTTTGATGATAAAATTTATGTCAAACGACTGCAAATGATACCTGACAAACTACTGGTGATTTCTGATAACCAGATTTACCGTGAATGGGGAATTACCAGCGAAAATGAACACCGGTTTATGGTCTTTGGAAAGGTCTTAATCAGCCAGTCACAAACCCTTAAGCGACACAATTAACCCTTACCTCCTCATCAATTAGCCACCCGAAGGTGGCTTTTCATTACCCATTAAATTGCATATCTCGCAACAAAAACACTTGCATAATGCGCAACTTCATTTTATCTTTCTTTCCAGACAAACAAACAAGGTACTAACAAAATTTGGTTGTAACACGGCGTATGGCACATGCGTCGTTAGCGGTCTGGGGACGTTAAAGGGGACAATCCACTCCTTGCTCGGGCAAACAAACCAGGTAGCCGGAATGTGCAAGTCAATGATGATGCTGATAAGACGCCTAACCAGCGTGGCGATTCGGTTTGACGCCTGGGAAGAGACCAGGGTGCAACGATGAGGGCATTTATGGAACCGCGACAAAGTGTGGTGCCGTAACTGGCTAAGTGCTCTCAGCGTTGTGGTGAATGCGCAGGCTGATGCGCGAAAGACATTGCAGCTATTGCGGAAAAGAGCTGTTCGGCGGGGCAATTAAATGCCCGTGAGAGTCTGAAATAACCGCAAGCCGGAGATCAGCACCGGTCACCACAACAGCCACTGCTTTGGCGGTACCAGTTTGTACACTTGCTTCCGGCTGGTACCGCTCTTTTTACAAAACAGAGAAGAACATCATCGGACGACGGGCTCATAACCCAATCCATCCGGGCGGCTACCACCGCAGGTGTTCTTCTCTGTTTTGTGGAGAAACTAACCGACATTGCAGGGTCGATATGATGAGGAGCAGCAAAATGGCTAGTGAACGCAGTACTGATGTGCAGGCATTTATCGGGGAGCTGGACGGCGGCGTATTTGAAACAAAAATCGGCGCAGTTCTAAGTGAAGTCGCTTCCGGTGTGATGAACACGAAAACCAAAGGGAAGGTCTCACTCAATCTGGAAATCGAACCGTTTGATGAGAACCGTGTGAAAATCAAACACAAACTCTCATATGTTCGCCCAACTAACCGCGGGAAAATTTCCGAAGAAGACACCACCGAAACGCCGATGTATGTCAATCGCGGTGGTCGCCTGACTATTCTGCAGGAAGACCAGGGACAATTACTGACTCTTGCCGGTGAACCTGACGGAAAACTCCGCGCAGCTGGTCGTTAATATCGTTTTTAATAAACTGATTATTTATCTCATCACTGAATATCTTTATATAGTGAGGACTTATTATGTCTCAGAACTTAGACGCAACCGCAATTAATCAAATCCATGCCCTTATTTCTGCTCAGGGTGTTAATGAAATTATCAGTAAGATTGGTGCCGATGCTGTGGCATTGCCTGAGAATTTCCGCATTCATGATCTGGAAAAATTTAATTTAAATCGCTTCCGTTTCCGTGGTGCGCTTTCCACTGCCAGCATCGATGACTTTACCCGTTATTCTAAAGATCTTGCAGATGAAGGCACCCGCTGCTTTATCGATGCTGATAATATGCGTGCTGTCAGTGTGCTTAATCTGGGTACTATTGATGAACCAGGTCACGCAGATAACACCGCCACTCTCAAACTGAAAAAGACAGCACCGTTCTCTGCTCTGTTGTCTGTTAATGGCGAGCGTAACTCCCAGAAGTCACTGGCAGAATGGATTGAAGACTGGGCCGACTACCTTGTGGGCTTTGATGCTAATGGTGACGCTATTCAGGCAACAAAAGCAGCTGCGGCAGTCCGTAAAATCACGATTGAAGCAAACCAGACCGCTGATTTTGAAGACAATGACTTCAGCGGCAAACGCTCCCTGATGGAGTCTGTCGAAGCGAAAACCAAAGACATTATGCCAGTGGCATTTGAATTTAAATGCGTTCCGTTTGAAGGCCTGAAAGAACGTCCGTTTAAATTACGCCTCAGCATTCTCACTGGCGATCGTCCTGTACTGGTTCTGCGCATTATTCAGCTGGAAGCAGTGCAGGAGGAAATGGCTAACGAATTTCGTGATCTGCTTGTTGAGAAATTCAAGGACAGCAAAGTAGAAACCTTTATTGGTACTTTCACCGCCTGATTTCATTACTGCAAATGCCCCTGCGGGGGCATTTATGGAAACGTAATTAACTCAATAATCACCGGATGGTGAGGGCTTCCTTTTACCAGAATTCAGCGTGGTGCAGCACATATACGTGGAGAACAAAATGTCATTTATTAAAACTTTTTCCGGGAAGCATTTTTATTATGACAGGATAAATAAAGACGACATCGTGATTAACGATATCGCGGTTTCCCTTTCAAATATCTGTCGCTTTGCAGGACATCTTTCACACTTCTACAGCGTCGCCCAGCATGCGGTGCTTTGCAGCCAGCTGGTGCCGCAGGAATTTGCTTTTGAAGCGTTAATGCATGATGCAACAGAAGCGTATTGCCAGGACATCCCCGCGCCACTGAAACGCCTTCTTCCTGACTATAAACGGATGGAAGAAAAAATAGACGCCGTAATCCGTGAGAAATACGGGTTACCCCCGGTTATGAGCACGCCTGTGAAATATGCCGATCTCATCATGCTGGCAACCGAACGCCGCGATCTCGGGCTTGATGATGGCTCTTTCTGGCCTGTACTGGAAGGTATCCCGGCAACAGAGATGTTCAAAGTTATTCCACTGTCGCCAGGCCATGCCTATGGGATGTTTATGGAACGTTTTAACGAGTTATCGGAGTTACGCAAATGCGCATGAATGTTTTCGAAATGGAAGGGTTTCTTCGCGGGAAATGTGTACCGCGAGATCTGAAAGTGAATGAAACAAATGCTGAGTATCTGGTACGTAAATTCGATGCGCTTGAAGCTAAATGTGCGGCACTGGAAAACAAAGTAATACCAGTGTCAGTTGAACTTCCACCAGCAAATGAAAGTGTTCTGTTATTTGATATTAACGGAGAAGGCTGGCTGATTGGCTGGCGTTCTCTCTGGTACACCTGGGGACAAAAAGAAACCGGAGAATGGCAGTGGACATTTCAGGTCGGGGACCTTGAAAACGTCAATATCACTCACTGGGCAGTAATGCCAAAAGCACCGGAGGCTGGGGCATAATGACCACTTTCACCGATAAGGAACTGATTAAAGAAATCAAAGAGCGAATCGGTAGCCTGGACGTTAGAGACAATATTGAGCGCCGTGCTTATGAAATTGCGCTGGCATCGCTGGAGGCAGAGCCTGTAGCGGAATGCATTATTGAGGATGGGTGCATGTGTGTTGACGGGGTCGGTGAGTATGTAGGTCACTCGCTGCCAGATGGAACGCACCAGCTTTACACCGCGCCGCCAGCGCTGGTAGTGCCTGATAAGTTGCCGCGTGAATACATAAGAGGTTGGCCTCTTGCGTATAGTGATTATGCTGAAGGATGGAACGATTGCCGCGAAGCCATGCTTCAGGGGAAAGGAGAGTGATATGGCACTGACGAAAAAACAACGTGCAGAACTGCGCATGAAGTTCGGTGGTCGCTGCGCTTATTGCGGCTGCGAACTTGGCGAAAAGTGGCATGCAGATCATGTAAAACCGGTCATTCGTTTTGATGGAAATATGCTTCACCAGGAGCGTGACGATATATCCAACATGGTTCCGGCATGCCACCCATGCAATCTGCACAAGCATTGCAGTAGCCTGGAAGACTATCGGCGAATTATCAGTGATGGTCGTCGTGAATTCCTTGCGTCCGGGAAAGGCAAGGCGCTGGTTCGTATGGGATTGGTTGAAATGAAATCTGACCCGGTTGTGTTCTGGTTTGAAAAATATCAAGAAGGGGCTACGGCATGATCACTATTTCCAAAGAGCGACTGCAATGGCTGGCTAACATTTCTGGCCGCGATGACATTGACGATATAGACGGCGGTGAAATTCGTGAGCTGGCGCTTATCGCGCTGGCATCACTGGAAGCAGAGCCGGTGGCAGTAAACGACGACATGGCTTACGCATTCCACCATGCGCTTTCTGACTCATCGCTTGGCTCTGATGAAATCGAAGAAATTAAAACCGGGTTGCGTGCTGCCTTTGCCAATGTCACCGTCCAGCCGGTGCTGATAGTGCCAGATGAAATCGAGCCAGACGATAGCAATACGTTTGATTATGTTGATGGCTGGAACGCCTGCCGCGCCGCCATGCTTCATGGTGCCGAACCTGTAAGCCAAACTTACAAGTCACAACACACGCAGTTTGAACAAGTTGCTGACCTCTACGAAATGCAATTTGATGACGGTCGCACTTGTGCCTTTCACACTGATGCGCAAAAGGCTGCGCAATGGCTTCAGGCATGCGACGGAAACAGGGTTCAGGAATACGTGAAGCTGGAGCGATTGCGTAATGCGCTATCGGGCAACTCTCCGGTAACTCCGGATGGTTGGATAAGCTGTAGTGAGCGAATGCCGAACGATAAACAGTATGTTTGGTGTTGGGGGAAGTCTTACGGCTGGACTGAGTGCGATACCTTCGAAGGGTATTACGATTGGTCGAGAAACAAATGGTGGGCAGTTACTGACGATGTGGAAGAACCGGCATCGAAAGTAACCCACTGGATGCCGCTACCGGAACCGCCGCAGGAGGTGAAGTAATGAACAACTTAATGACAACTAAACAAGTCGCCGACTTCTGTGGCGTTTCAGTATCGACAGTTCTTCGCTGGAACAGCGTAAACCGGAGAACTGGCCAGAAATACAGGCCTGATTTTCCAGATCCTGATATTAAATCATGCCCAAATAAATGGGCGTCACACAAGATATATAGGTTTGCTGGAGTGATTGAGTAATGTGTATTAGCTCAGATGTGAACTGACACATCTATGGCACAGAGCCAAACCTAATCTCACACCCCACCCTGAGCCAAAAGCAGAAGTTACAAAATGTATTGTCTTAATGAATAGGAGCAACTCAGAATCTTGTTTATACGTATCCTCATAAAATTATCACTACCGATAGGTTGACGCTTGTGCATGTTAGGTTGGAGGGGAATTAGATTGTAGGTATAGCCTTCAACTTAACTAACTAATAAACTTCTCCCCTATGGGATTATATGTATGCATAGGGGGGTATAGTAATTTAAAATGAACAGCAATAGTAAATCTTGCAATCAATCATTTTTTAAGTTACTTTAATAAAAATTTGTTTCAGGTAAAAGATAAAATGAAAGATTTATTTGGTCTTCTTATTTACATTATAAAAAAATATGGATTTATTATAGTTGTTGCCATAATCATGGTTTCACCTGTGATGAATTTTGTGCTTAAAACTTCGCTTTCAGACATTCAACTGGAATCATCATCAATAGTAAATTTAATAAACGAGAAGAAAGAGTTTATTTTATTTACAGCAACTGCCCTAGTTTTTGTTGGTTCTTTTGTCGCAATAATGACTTCTTATTTAAACAAAGGAATTGGTGGTAGAGATATTGAAAACACGAGATATATTTTTCACAAAGAAATAGTTAAGCTAAATAAAAAATTGAGCGAAATTGAAAATAGAACATCTTCCGGAGTTTCCATTGAAATAACAGAGAGTGAAAGGGAGAAGTTAATATCCGATGCAAAAAAGAGAATAATTGGAAACACAATACTTCTGGCAGATAACAGCCTAAAAAGCGATATATCTGATTTTAAGAAGAGCTACAGCTTACATAAACTCCATACTGATATGGTTCTAAGATTAGAGTCTGAAATAGACAGACTCAATCGACGAGGTGGGCTTAACCTTGCAATCGGAACAATAATTGCGTTGACAGGGATATTATCTCTTGCTTACTTTCTTTACAGCGCGCCAGACATTGTGGATGGGGTGGGATTTTTTATTCATCACCTTCCTAAATTATCATTTGTAATAGTCGTTGAATTGTTTGCTTATTTTTTTCTACGCCTCTATAAAAATGGGTTTGACGAAATCAAATATTTTCAGAATGAAATCACAAATATTGAGATGAAAGTCATGTCTCTAAAATATGCTCAAGAATTCAAGAACGAAGACATGATAAAAGAGTTGGCAATGCTTTTAATGAAAACAGAAAGAAATTTCATATTAGAAAAGGGACAAACTACAGTTTCTATTGAGAAAGATAGACTGCAGAATCTTTCCGATTCAAAGCTAACAACTATGATATCAGAAATTATAAAGCTAAAACAAAAGTGAACATTAGCATGAAGATATTACTTGATGGAGAAAATGGCTTTAAATAACGTAATTTATTAAAATTATAGCCTGATATAAAGTGCTAATGATCCTATTTAATTATTGTTGGTGAGCTAATGAAATCTCACCTTTTAGTGAGCAAGGCAATAACTATGTAGGATCATTAGTGATGAATTAAATTCGCTCAAAATAAATTGCATCCCTCCATAAAATCTTCGATGAGTTTTTTCAATGAAGAATTGAATGGTTATCCTTTTCAGAGGCAATATTGAACAACCTCCCGTTACTTCACAGAAAATGCTGCTAGCAATGCCCGCAGCTCAAAGCGGACTGTCATATTTTATTGCGTACTAGATATGCAAAATATCATTTCGATTATGAACCAGTACAAGTAACGATCGATTCAACCCTCTCCCACCACGCTTGGTAGGCTTTACGCTGTTCTTCTAGATAATCGCTCTTGTCATAAACTTGCCATACCCCTGGCAGTTTATGACCTAGCATAATTTCTGCAATATGAGGCGCAGTAAGATCAGAAAAGTTTGTTCGTGCTGTTCGCCTCAAATCATGAAGAGACCAATGAGGGAATTGATAACCCAAACGCCGCCATGCATACTGCATTAAATTGTAAGGCAGCGACTGCAATGATGTCCGACCAACGGGTTCCCTGCTTCCTTCCTTAGTAAAAAGCATATCGGAACCATTGTTCATAGAAATAGCGTACTTTATAAGCTCTTCAACCGGTTCAATAATGGGCCGCTTTAGCGGTTCGCCTGTTATCTCCCCAGTCTTATGTCGTTCTGGTGGTACAGTCCATACTTTATTAATGAAATCAAAATCGTCCACCCTGGCGGTAATTAGCTCTGAACTACGGCAACCAAAATGAAGCAATAGTTTAATGAAGGCCCGGTATTTAGGAACCATTCGAGAACCATCGATCGCAGCATAAAGGATTTTAATTTCATCATGTGTCAGAAACCGTTTCTTCTGACCTTTACGGATATCCATATCTTTACCCGTGATATCCGACAGCGGGCGAGTTTCAATGAGCTTTCTCTTATACGCCCAGACATGGGCCTGCTTTGCGTTAATTAGCAATCGGTCTGCTATTGCTGGAGTCTTAGTGCTAAGAGGCTCCAGGACTTCTAACCAATCATGCAATGTAGCTGCATCGTGAGGGATATTCCCGATTTTAGAGAACAGGTGCAGCTCAAACGAGCGGAGTATCTGTTCAGAACCTTTTTTATTTTTTACACAATATGCTTCATACCAGGCACGGATCACAGACTCTACCGTCATGGCTTCAGTAGCTTTTCGTTTTTCAGCCTGCTTGACCAATCGTGGATTACGGTTTGACTCGAGTTCACCACGGAGACGAATAACTTCTTCTCTGGCCTCTTTTAATCCAGTTGCCGGGTAAGTTCCGATATCAAGACGCTCACCTTTCCCTGCCCATTGATAACGATATTGGAACACTACGCGACCTTTCGGTGATACTCTGACAGACAGACCATCACGATCGGATTTAACCAAAACCTTATCACGTTCCTTTCCAACGACTGAACGCAACCACGCATCAGACAGCGCCAT